CGTAGGGCACCATTGCTTTGACCGCGGGTGTTTCCATCCCCTGAGTCCCAGTCTTGGAACCTCGAGGCGCTGACACGTGACACGGGTCGCCGTTCTTGCAGGCCAGTCGAGGTGACCAACCTGACACCCCCCCCCATAGGTCTGTCGGCTTCATCCTGAAGTCGCCATAGGCACAGTAAGTGATTGTGCGACGCTCCAGGTCAGCCACCACTGGGAGTTTGCGAAGCATACCTCGAGGGTTCTCCATCAGCCAACCAAACCGCGGGTCTAGGTCGCGAATCAATTCAACCGTGTGTGCAACCAGGTCTTGTGCATCAGACGCCTGTTGTGTCTTCGGTATCCCTGGCGCGTGCCAGTGTCGACCAATCGATGCCACTGAGAAGGATGTGCAAGGTGGTGACGCCCACACGAAGTCAGGGCGACCATACTGCTCCACTAGGTCTGCCGCTTTCAGTGTGCTGATGTCGTCATAAAGGTCAGCATCGAACTGAGGGTCATTCTCGAACCTGATGACACGATGACCAACATCAGCGAATGCCTGAGTCGAGGAACCCGTGCCAGCGTAGAAGTCAAATATCAGCATGGAGTGACCTCATCGCTATCTGTAGTTGCCGGTCAGTGAACTCATAAGTCGGCCGTGTCGACTCTCTCACCGCGACCGGTGTCGGAGGCTCAGGGTTCTCCAACCGCCTCCACGCCCAATAGTCCTCACCGCGTCGCCGAATGCGGTCATTGTCCCACTGTGCCACCGGATGCCAGAAAGCCTCCAGGTGCAACACCGTCAGGTCTATCCCCAACTCATCAGCCCAATCCACCATCGCTGTTCCCTTCTCTAGAACGGTATGTCATCCTCCACGGTTTCCACCTTGCCACCGTCGGAGGTCAAACGATACCACCTACCAGAAGGGATGTCGCACACAGGATTGTGTGTTGCCTGCCATGACCTCAGTTTGTGACCATAGTGTCTGGCCTTCTCAGCCATGTCAGCATCTGACTCCATGGCCCCGTTCCATAGGGCACAAACGAGGACGATGTTTGTGACATCCTGCTCACGCTGTTTCGAACCACCGGCCTGACGGTTCTTCCGATGATGAGGAACCAGGTCTGTGTCTGCCCCACAGTGCCAGCACCACTGATCGCGTGCCCGCAACTGTTTCAGAAGCGCTGGTTTGAGTGCCACCACGTCAGCCTATACTGAGGAAGGGCCTGGATGGTTTCGACCGGCACAGAAACCGCTGACGCGACTGTGACGGGACCTGGGTTCGACTCCCAGCAGGTCCACTACACATTCTCTGACGAGTCGAGTTCGTTCAACCACTCCCAGAACGCCTCATCACTGTCGAACTCACGGTCACTCATAAACGCATTTCAGCCTGGAGCAGTTTCGCTATCGTCGCGTTCGCCATGATTTCAGACTCGATGACCCGCAACTTCATCCTGATACGGTTCACAGACGCCTTGGCCAGATCACGTTCTAGTTTCTGCTCCGACGTGTCTAGCGTCGCTTGTGCATTTCTCTCAGCAACTGACCCTCCAGCGCTAAGAAACGAATGAGCCTGTGCCGTGTCCAATCGATGTTCAGCCTCAGCCAACGCATTTTCAGCCTCATGTAAAGCATCTACGCCCTTCCTATTCGTCGATGTCAGTTCTTGTAACGCTTGAATCACTTCTGACGGTTGCAATCAGCACCTCCACTCTCTCACTGAGGACCGCCTTCCAGAACACAACGTCCTCGAGGTTGCCACGGTCACTCGATTCCTGCAATGCCTGAGCCACTTCCTTCACCGAGGCTAGAAGGACTCTCCATTCGTTGGGCACGTTGCTTTACCTTGTCTAGTGTTGGCTGGTCTGCACCGGCACGTTTCGCTTCACTCCATAGTAGACGTAGCGCATCGACATCGGACATGGCGTCAGCCTCGGTCACCCAGTCGCGTGCCTGATGCCGTTCGACCTTCTCCATTTCTTCACGTGATGGCCGTTTGGTTCCAGTGAACTCTCCACCTAGGTCGCTGATGGCGCGGCCAATCGCTGACGTGGCACAGTTTTCGATATGGCTGACACGGTTGACCGGTGACGTGTCTGGGCGTTCCTCGGCGTAGTCCACGGTGACCGGCATTGGGTCATCGCGATCAGTCCACACTGACGCTTTAATAATGATTTGCTGGTCCTCGAAGTGGACGATTTCTGTGTGGATGCGACCCTCTGGGAAGCGCTTCCAAAATAAGTCCAACCGTTCCGCAACGGTGGAGTACTGTGACAAGTCGAATCTGGCCATTACTGTTTCCCCTTCTTGATAACTAACCATGGGGCACCTTTACCCCTGGACTGTCTAGACGTTACACGTTCACCGGCGATAAGACCATGACGGGCTGACCCCATCACACCCAGCACCTCCGACTTCAGTGCCATCAAATCCTTTTCAGCATCCTCGAACGCCAACTGTGCCTGGAGCAGTCTGGCACCCAGGTCACCCAACTCGATTTCGTCATCGGTGATGTCAGGGTTCAGTTGCCGTTGTGCCTCATACGTGGACTTGGACCCGTCCCACATGGGTTGTACATGTTTCTGTACATGCTCCCAGAACCGTTTAGCGTGTGAACGTTGGGCGTCGACCTCGAACTGATCCCACTCGATATAGTGTTCTTCCCAGTTCCAACCAGCGACACCTACGATGACACCACGCTCCAGGTGCATCACATCCATGTAGTGCAACACCTGGGCACGGTAAGCCGGTGGCACTTCGTCCCAGAATGACCTGGACGTTTTCACCTCGACAACAATCCATTCACCTGTGTCACGGTTCTCAGCGACCGCGTCAGGGTTGGCGTGCATGAAACGGTACTCAGGGTGACGCCATGTCCCCGTCAGGTACACATCCCATTCAGGGTTCTCGGCCTGCCACATTTGCAGGATTGGGTTCTCGAACGCGTTGCCGAACTTGACCGCCCAGTTGTCCAGTGGAGGGTCAGCGATTTGCCCTGTGCGCTTGCACCACAGTTTGAATGCTGACTCCCACGGGTTCAGTCCCATGATGGTTCCGATTTCTGAGCCGCCGATACCGTCAGCACGTAGGGCGTGCCATTCCTCAGACCTCGGTTCAGGCATCCCCAACCAGATTGCGTCGTTGAATACGTCTGTCACTGTTTCGAACTCTCTTTGTTGTCCCATACCATGGAGTCTATGAGTCACCGCCGACAAAGACCACTAGACAAGTTCAACATTGAACGTGAGAAGGTCGAGTCGACACCGTGCGAGTCTATGCCTGACCTGTTCTTCCCTGAGGACCTGCCTGCAGGTGGCACACGAAAACAGGCCATCCAGATGGCCAAGCAACTGTGCGCTACTTGCCCCATCCAAATGGCCTGCTTCGAGTACGCCATCACGGCAAAGGAACGGTTCGGCATCTGGGCCGGAACGTTACCAAGCGACCGATAGCAGGTCACTGAGGTGACCAGGCACTGAGTGTGTCAGGTCCTCCATTAGACCTTCCCAATCGTTGCCTTGTACACGGAACGCCTCGGACTGTTGCGCGTACACGATGACAGTCCACATGGGGTCGAGGTGTGAGTCGAAGAAGAACTCCATACTGAGGTCAGACATCAGCCGTCCTCCCACTCAGGGTCATCGGCGAACTGCCAGGTGAGGTGATCGCGTAGGTCCCGCGCCTGCTTGCGACTCAGGATGAGGAACCCTTTATCGTCGATGGTCCACGGGTCATCCAGCATGACCTTCATTTCCCTACCGTCGAACTCTGCTAGTGCTGACATGTCAGTTTCCCTTCGTGATGTTGTATGACGCCCAGGCTAGTAGACCCAGGCCGATGAGTGTGGACCCATTGATGACGGCCAACGGGTTGACCATCCCAGGTAGCAGTGTGAACAGGGCACCTGCCACGAACACAAACCACCACCTCATGCGATTACCGCCGCCAGCGCTAACACCATGGCCAGATTGATGACACCTGACACGAACAGGCTGATGGTGATGAACCGTGACTCAGTCCAATCCTGAGTCCAGAACGCCTGACGCTTGTGCTGTTTCAGTAAACGCTCCGACTCTTTCTTCGTCATGCGCTTCTGTGCGAGGACCGCGTCGACGTGACCCTCCCACATGAACTGCACCTTGTCGAAGAACCTGGCGTCCTCAACGATGGCACTCAGTAGGTAGCGTGGGATGGGCTGACCCTCATGTGATTTCCACCATCTGATGATGTCGTCAATCTTCTCTTGGTCAGCAATTTCTCGTTGCTTGTAGTAGCCCATGGTGGACTCCCTTCTCTTTAGGTAGTCCTCACAATAGCGTGTAGTGTAAGCAGTAGACAGTAACAAATGGTTACATTTTGATAACGGAGGATGTAAGATGGTAGACATGCAAACTTTTGATTTCCACGCCTACGACTCGATGACCATTGAACAGTTGTCGGCAGTTCGTGACCAAGGCCTCCAACGTGTCGACAGTGTCACCAAGGTCATGCGCGATCACGTGCGACGTGAACACGCCGAAGGCACACCCATCCTCAAACTGGCCAAGCGGGCCGGTGTCACACGCCCAACCATCTACGCCTGGTTGTCAGAATAAAGAAGGGCCGCCCTGGATGGTGGAAAACAGGGCGACCCTAGAACGGAAAACCAGAGAGAAGGAACAACCGTTCGTCTACTAGCCTACCATCTACTGGCAGGAATCACACTGAAGCAAATCCATGGGGTCCACAGGGATTTCATACCCTCCGACCACGTCACGGTCACTCACTGACGGGCACACGGTCATACTGCAACACTGAGGTGAGCAGTGACATGACAAGGGCCAGAGAAGACACAGACAACACATTCAACCAGTCGACCTCGAGGATGCCCGAGGCTCCAATCGAAATGGTGGCCAGTGCTGTTTGTGCGAAAGTTTTGATTGCACGTTCGGTCGCGTAGGCGTGGAACTTCTTCAACTTATCCATCATGGTTATTCCGTTTCTGTAGGTGGTCATCAGCAACAACGCCCCCAGTATAGGTGGCGATTACCAGAGTGATCAGGGCGACCCCTCCAGTGATAAGGTCGACCGCACCCATTCTATCGCCCCACACTGCCAGGGCACCGAGAACAACCATGGCGACACCAATGCCCCAGGATGCTCCCACGTAGCGTCGACGAATCTTCCAGTTAGGGTTGGACCTCATGATGTCATCACCGCGACTAACGGGCTGACGATGGCGGCCAGGAAACCGAAGATGCCGATGACCTGCCACATGCGTTGCTCCAGTTTACGTAGCCGGTTCTCATGGTCCTCGATTTTGGACTCACTATCTGGGAGGGCGTTGGCGATCTTCTCAAGCAGTCTGCCCTGCCGTTGCACTTCCTGGTAAATGTCACGCATTGAAACCCTCACTGTGGCCGTGTCTGTGTGTTCCTCGGTCATTTCAGGTTCCTCCGAAAGTTGAAGAACGCCTGCAGTCGCGGGCTCAGAGGTGTAGGGATACGACGCTTAGGTGCTGGTTGCTTCGTGGGGCGCTCCACAGGTGTCACAGGTTCAGGGCGTGGGTTTGGTTCGACGGGTTCAGGTCTGGGTGTCGGCTCCACAGGCGTATCCTCGACAGTGTCCTCAGCCTCAAGGAACGGAACAGGGTCTGTCGTGTCACCGAAGCGCCTCGAGGTCCTGACCTCCCAGTGAAGGTGTGGGCCAGTCGACGCCCCAGTGTTCCCAGAGTATGCAATCACCTCACCGCGTTCCACCTTTGCACCCTTGGCAAGGTGTGAGGGTTTCTGCAGGTGATAGTAGACCGTGTGAATGTTGTCGGCATGTTTCACAATCAGGGTGATGCCACCGCTAGGGCCGTTGCCTTTGTGAACGATGACCCCGTCAGCGGGTGCCACTAAGGGTGTGCCGGTAGGCAATGCGACATCGACGCCGTGGTGGAACGATTTACGGCCGGTGATGGGATGACGTCTGGGACCGAAGGGACTACGGGCATTGATGGTGTAGCCCTCAGGCCACGGTTGCTGGAGCGTCACGGCTCAGACCGCCACTAGCGCACAGAAATGCGACTGACACTCCACACCACAGGGTCCACCCTTGCAATCATGTTGGGTCTGACACCACGGGCATTTGCGATCACTCACTCGGAACCACCACCCAATCCCCAGCATCCTCATCCCACGAATACGATTCGCCATCCTCAGGGTACGGGACCGGCGCAACCCATAGGCAAGTGTCCTCATCCAAAACCCACGACTCAAAAGGCTTAGGCGGAATAAACGCCCCATCAGTTCCCTTGTCAGGGTCGAAAGTGAAACCGATACCGGCATAGTTGAATCTCAGCGCTTTCCTTTGGTCCTCACTAGGCATACCATCGGTGTAGTGGACACCGCCATAGGTGTTGTAAGAAGTCTGCCGGTAAATATCGCCGGTGCGTGCGGTCAGTTCCGCTTCCAGCCCGTCATCTTCCTGCCTGCCTACAGTCACGAAGACCACAACATTGTTTTCATCTAGTTTTGCGAAGTGTGCCATTAGCCTATTGTCACCGTTTCCGAAGTAGTTGAAGTAGCCGTCACAACGTAAACGTCTTTTCCGCTGATAGTGGAGTTGGTTTGAGTGACACCAGCAGAGAACGAAATTGGTGTCCCTGTGGGGACTGTGAACACAACGAGCCCTGACCCACCAGCACCAGAGTTTGCGCCCTGTGAACCACCACCGCCACCGCCCGTGTTTACAGTTCCACTCGTAGCCGTAGTGCCTACCGCTCCGGCTCCACCTCCGTCAGTTGCCCCTCCGGCAGTTCCAGACTGCTTAGCCCCTCCACCTCCACCGGCACGCCCAACAGAAGAACCCGTGATAGAAGAAGAAACACCTGAACCGCCGTCACCACCAGACGAGCCACCGCTAGGAGGGCTCTGCCCCACTGAGCCAGCCCCTCCACCACCACCGGCAGGATACGTGCTTGACGCGTTTCCTGCCCCACCAGCGAACCCCTGCCCAGTCGCGCCCACCCCTCCAGGTGTGCCAAGTGACCCACCACCACCAGACCCACCAGTAAGAGGAAGGTAATTGGTGGCCCCAAACGCGCCACCCCCACCTCCACCAATCGTGGCAATCTGGGCAAAGATTGAAGCGTTACCGGCAAGCCCTGGATTAGTTGCAGTGACCGCAGGCCCACCAGCCCCAACAGTCACAAGATAGGTGCCAGCCCTCAAAGATAAAGCAGCCTCAGCGCTTGCCCCACCGCCAGAGTTTTCCCCAGAAACGTTGCACCGGTATCCTCCAGCACCGCCTCCTCCACCAATTTGACGCCCACCACTAGCCCCACCAGCAATAACCAAATACTCGACTGGAAAAGTTTTCAGCCCAGGACCAGACATCAGGTTTCCGCGAGCAAAGTCGCGGATACTTGACCGGCTCATAGAAGTAACAGCCATTAGTCGTTACCCCCTTCTAGATGGTTACTTCAGCACCGAAAGCGTTGATGGACAACTCCGACGCTGTTCCTGCCGCGGCGACCGATAGGACATCAGTGGCCTCCATCGTAATGCCCAGAGTCAGTGTGGTCGAGTCATTCGCGGCGACCGGCACGTCGTAAGCCAGATAGTGTTTGTCACTGATCGCGTCACCCTCAGTTCGCAAAGCCAGACGGAACGTGTCAGCCGAGGATGCACGGTTCGCAATCACCACAGTGCTGATGACAGTGTCAGTTGCGGACGGGCACGTGTACAGAGTCGTCAGAGTGGACGACGTCAGGTCCAACTGTCCAAGTGTCTTGTATGAGGTAGCCATGTTTCCTTGTTTCTCCTATGCACCCATGAGCAGGAAGGTCTGCTCAAAGCCTATGTCAGCACCGCCAGCGCTCACCCAGGAACTGCCGGTGTAGTACTCAAACGCGTCAGTGTCTTTCAGGAACCTGAACTGGCCTTCCTGAGGTGACGCGATCGCTGACCCAGCCGCGGCCGAGTTCGCGAACACAGGGATTACCTGAGCCTGGAGGAATGTGTTGACTTCCTCAGCGGTCAGAACAGCACCGGCCGTGAATGTCTTTACGCCCGCGGGAACGGCCACAGATAACTCCTTAGAACGCTAGATGGTCTGAGTCTAGGATACCAAACAGGGCGTCATCCAACACAAGGAACGTCCAGTCTAGTGAGGTCACACCAATACTAACCTCATGCCTGTTCTGGTCTATCTTGTGGTCAATTTTGATAATCTGCCCGTACTGTTCGATGGGGTCACCCAGGCCGTTGGGTGTGAACTTGAATAGTGTGATGTCGCCGAGTTCCAGGCCGAGGACTGTGGCCTTGTCGCCCACACTCAGGTTCCTCAAATTGATGATGACCTTCTCGACACGGTACTCAGGTGTCCCATACTTCTGCACTGTGAAGTTCGCCAGGTTCCCAGCCTGTTCCACGGTCGACAACAGGGTGCTGATAGACGTCGATGTCACACCATACGTGGTTCGTGATCCCTGGTTCAGTGCCGTAGCGTTCCCCACCGGT